CCCCCAGGAGGTAAAAAAGACCGACACCCCTGCCCCTACTATCGACACAGTGGACAAGACAGCAGCGCCAGAATAAGGTGTCAGTCAGCACATATACATCAAGTGAAGATATGTGCAAAACGTCCTCGAGGGCGGACTCCAGCCGCCCTGGAGGACCCTAAAACGGAGAAACCAAAATGGCCTACCGACGAAAAATAAAACGCTCGAAAAGCCGCAGGCTTTTCAAGAAAACCGCTTCGAAAACGAACCGCAAAAATATACAATCCCGACCAATGCGGGGAGGCATCCGCCTCTAAAAAAAAATGACCTGCTATTCACCACTAACAGGATACAGGTCAAGAACCCCCGGAATAAACGGGGGTTTTCAAATCAAATTCAAAAAATCAGGAAGCAACGGCCAGCTCGTCACAGTGGCCTGCGGCCAATGCATAGGCTGCCGCCTCGACAAATCAAAAGACTGGGCAATACGTTGCATCCACGAATCACAAATGCATGATGAAAATTCTTTCATCACGCTCACATACAACAACGAACACCTACCGCTCGACGAATCACTAAACGTTCAACACTTTCAAAAATTCATGAAACGCCTACGCGGACACTACAAACCTAAAAAAATCCGATTTCTCCATTCCGGAGAATACGGATCCACATGCCCAAGCCACAACAAAGAAAACTGCGAACAATGCGGCAAACTTCAAAGACCGCACTACCACGCACTACTATTCAACCTCGACTTCGCCGATAAAACCTTCTGGAAATTCCGAAGGGACTACAAAGTGTACCGTTCCGAAACACTACAAAAAATATGGGGCAAGGGCAACATCGAAATAGGAAACCTAACTTTCGAATCAGCGGCCTACGTAGCCCGCTACACAACAAAAAAAATAACCGGCGATGACGCACACGCCCACTACGAAAAAATCGACACGCAAACGGGCGAAATCCACGGCGTCACACCAGAATACATAACCATGAGCCGACGACCCGGCATCGGATACTCATGGTATCAAAAATACAAATCCGACCTCTTTCCAAGAGACGAATGCGTAATCGACGGTCGCATCTTAAAACCACCGCGATACTACGCAAAAATGTACCAACAAGAAGAACCAGAACTTTACGAACAAATGCAAAACGAACGACAGAAATTCTATCAAAAACACAAGCAAGACAGTACGTGGCAAAGACTCAGCCAACGCGAAAAAGTTAAACACGCTCAACTACATCAACTGACACGACAACTGGAGCAAGACCAATGAAACACAACATGTTCGTTATCTACGACGTAAAAGCCAACGCATACCTGCAACCCTGGTTCCTATCACAAGAAGGCATGGCAACCCGGGCGTTTAGCGACTGCGTCAACGACCCGGAACATAACTTCGGCAGACACCCCGAAGACTACACACTCTTTAACATCGGGACCTTCAACGACCACGACGCAAGAATAGAGTGGCAAGCACCAAAATCAATGGGCAATGGACTCGAATATCTCAAACACGAAGAAACACAACCCGATCTCTTCAAGCACCAATCAATGACCCTCGAAGACATCAAAAAATCCGCACAAAAATCTGACGGAGAAGACACATGAAACAAAAAACAGTAATGGCACACCAATTCAGCCAAGTACCAAAAGCTGAAATACCGCGATCAAGCTTCGACCGATCGCACGGCCTAAAAACCGCCTTCGACGGCGGCCTACTAATCCCAATCTTCATGGACGAAGCACTACCTGGCGACACCTTCAACATGAACATGTCAGGCTTCGCCAGACTCGCGACACCAATCTTTCCACTCATGGACAACATGTACATGGAAACCTTCTTCTTCGCCGTACCAATAAGAATAATCTGGAACAACTGGCAGAAATTCTGCGGCGCACAAGACGACCCGGGAGACTCAACAGACTTCACAATACCCGTACTCGATACAAAACAAATATCAGTCGCGTCAATACACGACTACCTGGGAACTCCCCCAGGAATAACTCCGACCTTCAACATCAGTGCCCTCTGGCATCGGAGCTATAACCTAATATTTAACGAGTGGTTTAGAGACCAAAACCTACAAGACAGCCTAGGCGTCAGCCTAGGCAACGGCCCGGACAGCACCGGCGACTACGCCCTCAGACGAAGGGGCAAAAGACATGACTACTTCACAAGCTGCCTACCGTTCCCACAAAAAGGAGCATCAGTCGATCTCCCGTTGGGAACGAGCGCACCGATCCAAACACCCGGTGCTGCAGGAACAAAACCGACAGTCTTCTCAACCTCAGACAGTCTCCAACATCAAATGGACGCCTCCGGCTCCCAAGTAGTCATAAGCGCGACAATCGACGCAACAAACGCACTGATCGCCGATCTATCGACAGCGACAGCAGCAACAATCAACCAACTCAGGCAAGCCTTCGCAACACAAAAAATCCTAGAAAGAGACGCCCGCGGCGGAACACGATACACCGAAATAATAAAAGCCCACTTTGGAGTCACATCACCCGATGCAAGACTCCAACGACCCGAGTTCCTCGGCGGGGGATCATCCCCCGTAATCGTAAACCAAGTGGCAAACACATCATCCACCGCAACAGAACCACAAGGCGACCTCGCAGGCTACGGAACAGCAACACTAATGAACCACGGATTTACAAAATCCTTCACCGAGCACTGCATCCTACTAGGACTAATAAACGTCAGAGCAGACCTGACATACCAACAAGGACTAGAAAGACAATTCAGCCGATCAACTAGATTCGACTACTACTGGCCAGCACTCAGCCACATCGGAGAACAATCCGTACTCAACAGAGAAATCTGGGCAGACGGCAGCGTAAACGACGCCCTGGTCTTCGGCTACCAAGAACGTTACGCAGAATACAGGTACAAACCTTCACACATTACCGGCATCATGCGATCAGACGCAGCCGGAACACTCGACGCTTGGCATCTCAGCCAAGACTTCGCAACACTACCTGTCCTTGACGACACGTTCATACAAGACACACCACCAATCGACCGCGTGATAGCAGTTCCTACGGAACCACACTTCATCTTCGACGCACACTTCAACATGCGATGCGCGCGACCAATGCCACTCTACGGAGTCCCGGGACTAATCGACCACTTCTAAACGGAGAACAAAATGGCATTTCCTTGGGCAGCAGTACTAGGCGGCGCGGCCTCCCTAATCGGGGGCCGCCAGCGCAATCGCGCAGCAGCCGCACAAGCACGACTAAACCGAGCGTTCCAAGAACGCATGAGTTCAACAGCACACCAACGAGAAGTAAAAGACCTCAGACTTGCAGGACTAAATCCAATACTATCCGCAACCGGCGGATCGGGAGCCAGCTCACCTGCAGGAGGCATGGCGCCCGTACAAGACGTAATCACACCAGCCGTAACAACCGGACTAGCAGCTCGACGAGCACAACAAGAAATAAAAAATATGGCCGCCCAAGAAAAATTAATTGAAAGACAAGCCGACACACTCGGCGGACCCGCCGCAATCGGCGACATCCTGGGCGGAGCAATCAGAGGACTAAAAGACAGACTAACAACCGGCATCGAATACGGCGGCCTATGGAACCAACTGGTCAAAGACCTAAAACTCGGCGGAACACCGCACTCAGCCCGACAACTCGAAGCCGATAAAAGAAAATCACCACTCGAAATAACAATCCCCGGCTACCAACGGGATCTGAATAAACAGCGCAAGCGCAAACCTAAGAGGAACAAGTAATGCAAATCTACACGCCACACAACACACCGCGAAAACGCGTACGAATATCCTTTCCGAAAAACGGAAGAACAAAGCAAAGCTTCAAAGATGAGTGCGACATCAATCTCATCATGGCAAAATATCAAAAAACTGGCGCCATAACCCACGTCAACAAATACGGAGCCAATTACGAATTCGCAACCAGCATCGACTTCACCGAAGCAATGCAACTGGTCGTAACAGCGCAAGAAATGTTCAACGGACTACCGTCCTCAATCCGAACACGCTTCGAAAACGACCCGGCCGAATTCCTAGATTTCGTGCAAGACGCCAACAACGTTCCAGAAATGCGAAAAATGGGACTCATAGCGCCAGAAGAACCTCCTGAGGTCCCCCAGGAGGTAAAAAAGACCGACACCCCTGCCCCTACTATCGACACAGTGGACAAGACAGCAGCGCCAGAATAAGGTGTCAGTCAGCACATATACATCAAGTGAAGATATGTGCAAAACGTCCTCGAGGGCGGACTCCAGCC